AGCCCCGCCCTGTGCGGGGCTTCGTCGTTTCCACCCCCAGTCCCTGAGTCTCCCATGCCCCTCGACGACGCCGACAAGAAGACCATCGCCGAGCTGATCGGCGTCGCGCTGAAGACCAACAACGAGGAGCTGGGCAAGAGCTTCGTGACGGCCGAGGGTGCGAAGAAGATGGTCGAGCAGGCCGTCCCTGGTGCGCTGAAGGCGGCTGGCCTGGACGGCATCGGCGACGCCCTCAAGGGGATCCAGGCCAAGCTCGACGGCGAGCCCGGCAAGAAGGACGACCCCAAGGGCGCCAAGGATCCGCAGGTGAGCCAGCTCGAGGCCAAGCTCCTGGCCCTGGAGAAGAAGAACCAGGAGGCCGAGCAGGCCCGTCTGCAGGCCGAGCAGGCCCGCCGCGACGAGGGACTCGTCGGCCAGCTGCGCGCCGGCCTGGGCAAGCTGAACATCCCCGTCGAACGCCACGACCAGGCCATCGCCTACCTGCAGTCCATCAAGGTCGACGGCAAGCCGGCCCTGCGCTTCAAGGAGGATGGCACCCCCGTCTGGACCGTGCAGCGCAACGGCTACACCGAGGACCTCGCCGTCGACAAGGCGCTCACCGAGTGGGGCGCCAGCGAGCCGGCCAAGCTGTACCTGCCCCCCAAGGGAGGCACGGGCACGGGCACGGGGGCCGGGGGCGTCGACGGCGTCCGAGGAAGCTCGACGGCCCCCCGCACCGAGAAGGGCGGGCTCGACTGGAAGGCCATGGCGACGCGGGTGCGCATCGACCCGACCGCCCCCCTCAGCGACGACACCTGATCCGACCGGGTGGGCCTGCGCAGTGCAGGTGCGCCTCTCCACCGAGCCAGCCCCTCAGCGGCAACGCTGAACCTTTCACACCCAGGAGCCCCTCATGGCGACCCTCAGCCGGGCGGACATCGCGACCGTCCTCAACCTCCTCTTCGCCGACGAGATCTACGAGCAGTCCCGTCGAGACATCGTCGCGCTCCACTTCCTGGAGGTGAAGGACGACGCCAACGCCACCTGCACCTGGCGGGTGAAGTTCGACGCGCGCACCGCGGGTGGCCCCTACGCCGAGGGCGCCGACATGGCCGACGGCGACTTCGACGCCAACAGCCGGGTGCAGGCCAGCCTGAACTGGGCGCAGTACCGCAAGGGCGCCAAGGTCTCCGGCCTGGCCCAGGCCATCAGCCAGGCCAACGGCGCCACCGCCATGAACGGCGACGTCTTCATGGAGGAGATCCGCGACGCGGTCGACGCGCTCGCCCTCGAGCTCGGCGGCGACCTCTACGGCGGCAACCCCGCGGCCTCGCCCGTCGAGCTGGCGGGCGCCGCCCTGGCCATCGACGGCACGGCCGGCACCTTCGCCGGGATCGCCTCGGGCACCTACGGGGACTGGATCGCCATCGAGGACACCACGACCGAGGCCGCGCTGTCCAAGCAGGTGATCCGCGAGAAGCTGCTCATCCCGGTCAAGCAGGCCGGCGGCTACCGCCCCGATGTGGTGACCGTCGCCGACGACATCTGGGAGAACGTCGTCGCGCTGGCCGACGAGGGCGTGGGCGACGTCAAGGAGATCACCGTCAACGGCCAGACGGTCAACATCATCGCCATGACGGGGTGCACCGGCGTCTACATCGACGGCGTGCCCTTCATCAACGACCGCCACGCGACCGCGGGGACGATGTACGCCTGGAACTTCCGGTTCGTGCACGTCAAGCAGGTGCCGGCCATCCCCCGCAGCGCCGCCAACCCGGCCCGCCTGGTGGCCAACATCAAGGCCCTGACCGGGGTGGACATCACGGTCGAGGACGTCGAGGCCCGGCTGCGCAAGATGAACGGGCGCCTGCAGCCCGTCATCGAGATCCTGGCCCAGACCGGCGACGCCTACAAGGCGATGGTCAAGTGGTACGGCCAGATCGCCTGGGCCAAGCGCAACGCCTTCGGCAAGCTCACCGTCACCTGATCGGCTGCCCCTCCTGGTGGGTCCCCCCACCGGGAGGGGACCCACTCTCCACTTCTTCGACATCCTGACCAGGAGATCTCCATGGCCCTCCTCCTCATCCGGCGTACCGGTCAGCGTTCCGAGCTCGACCGCGTCAGCCAGCTCCTGGCCAGCCTGGCGCTGCTGCTGAACTACAGCACCCAGGGCGACGCCAACATCGGCAACGGGACCACGGCCGGTCGGCTGCGGACCAACGCGACGGCCGCCTACCGGATCGGGACCGGCGCCTTCAGCAAGCCCTCCACGGACAACCTGTGGAACCTGTCGGCGCAGACCGACACGGCGGCAGGCGAGTACAAGGCCTTCTGGCTGCTGCTCGACGGAAGCCTCGCGGGCTCCATCGCCGCCGGCACCGCTCAGGCCTCTGCCGCCGACGCGCTGGCTGCCCTGCCCGCGCTGGATGGCACCAAGGCGGTGGTGGGGGTCTTCGTGGCCGCGCCCGAGTGCGACTTCGACGACGCCGGGGGACTGGCCGCCCAGGGGACCATCCACGACGGGATCCCTGAGGGAGCGGCGCTGGGCGGCGACCTGCGCCACACCTACACCGCCGATCTGCCGCTCTTCGTCTACGCCTGAGGAGGCGGCCATGGCCCTCGACGACACCCAGAAGGCGCAGATCCGGCGCTGGCTGGGCTACCCCGACCCCTCGGTCACCACGCTCATCCGCTACCCCCTCGAGGGGAACATGGACGAGCTGTCCCCGGCGGGCGAGGTCCAGGTCGAGGCCATCCTCGAGGGCCTCAGCGCCATCGAGGCGCAGGTCGCCAGCGTACGGACCCGCGCCGGCCTGAAGCGGGTCGAGGACATCGAGTTCTACGGCAGCGGAGACGCGCACCAGGCCTTGGGCCTGGACGCCAACGACCTGGTTGACCAGCTCGCGGCGATCCTGGACGCCCCTGTCCTCCACCATCCCACCAACGCGGGCCGCTTCGGCGGCGGCGTCGCCCGGAGAGGCGCATGAAGACCATCGACGACGTGAAGGAACTGCTGGGCACGTTGCCCGACGACGAGGTGGCGGAGCTCGCCGGCGTGGACGTGCAGACCGTCGAGGAGTGGCGTCGCTCGCTGGAGCTGCCGCCGCCCGCAGGTCAGACCCGGGACCCGGCCCCCAAGGACGGCAGGGCGACGAAGCCGCAGACGGGCAAGCCCGCCACCCGCACGCTGGCGCTGCCGCGGCCTGCGGTGGTCCAGGCGACGGCGAAGGCCCGGCTCACCGGCCCAAACGGGCGGACGCTGCGGCTCGACCACCGCGGGATCTACCGCGGCGAGCTGGCGCAGTGGCTGTGGGAGCACCACCGCGACCTGGTCAAGCCCTACCCGCCGAAGGAGTAGACCGTGGCCTTCCGCGACGACATGGTGTCCATCGCCGACCAGGGGCGAAGCATCGCCGACGACCTGGGCCTGCGGCTGCACACCGTCGTCGTCCGCACCACGACCTGGTCGGGCACCGAGGTGGGTCGGGGTACTGCGACCCACACTGACCTGACCTTGGAGCCGCCGCCGAAGGTCAAGTCACCGACCCCGCGCATGATCGCCGCGGCCCCCGGACTGTTCGAGGAGGGCGACCGCGTGGTCGAGAAGATCTCGGCCACCACCACGGAGGCCCAGCTCACGGGCAGGCCCCTGGCGTCGAGCAAGGAGCTGGTCTGGCTCATCGACGGCGACCCCTACCGGGTGGTCGGCAAGCCGGAGGAGAGCTTCCTCGGCTGGAAGGTCCACCTGCGCCGGGCTCGCGGCCGGCCATCCTGAGGTCCCCGTGCCCAGCATCGTCATCGAGGCCTCCGAGTTCGCGCGTGTGCTCGAGCAGCGGCTGCGCAACGACCACGCCCACCTCCGCCTGGTCGCACTCGAGGTCGCCACACGGGGCGAGGCCGAGGCGGTCCGGCGTACCGACGAGGCCGGGCTGGTTGACGAGGGCACCTTCAAGCGTGGCTGGTCAAGCCGTCGCACCAATGGCGGCGCCGAGCTCGGCAACGAAGTCCCCTGGGCAGGGGTGATCGAGTACGGCCGCCGCCCTGGGCGCCCCGGGCCGCCGCTGGAGCCCATCCGAGAGTGGGTGCTGCGCAAGCTGGTGCCCAACGGAGCCGTGGCCCTCGAGGACGCCGAGAACGCCGCCTTCATGATCCGGTTGGCCATCCACCACCGCGGCACGCCGCCCCGGCACATCCTGCTGGGCATGATGCCCGACCTGAAGCGCTGGTTCCGCGAGGAGGCGCTCCACCGACTCCGACGAGGCTGAGATGGCCATCGACCCGATCGCGAGCGCCCAGGACGCCCTGCTGGCCTGGCTCGGGGCTGAGGTGGATCTGGGCCTGGACGAGGCGCAGGGGGCCCTGAAGGTTCTGCGCGGCTGGCCCGAGCACAACGAGGACTTCGACCTGGCCACGGGACCGGTGCTCAGCACCACGGTGCCTGCGCAGGCCGACGAGGTCCGGATCCACCCGCTGGAGGTGGCCCGCGTGGTCGCGGACGGCGAGGTGGTGGTCACCTACCGGACGGCCAACCTCCAGTTCGTCGTGCAGCTCGACCTGTGGTGCGCCTACCGGGCGGCCCTGGACGTCGCAGCCGAGGCGGTCGCGATCGCGCTGGACAACCAGGTCCCCAGCTCCTCGGGGCTGTGGCTGACCCAGGCCGAGTACTTCGGGCGACCCCTGAGCTTCGAAGTGACCGGCTACCGGCGACAGGACGACGCCGACAGCGCCGCCGTCGGGGAGTGGCGGGCCACCTGGCTGCTGCGCTGCACCACCGACCGCGTGGTCGTCCGCACCTACACGGCGGCCTCCACCCCTCCCGCAGTCTCTCTCTCCACCACCTGACGGGCCCCGGGCCCCAGGAGCACCCGCATGGGCGGCACCCTCATCCGTCGCGTCTCTGGCGCCTCGGGCATCGGCTACGGCGTCAACATCTGGGAGCTCGCGCCGCCCAAGGCCATCGCGGGCGTCAGCTCCAACGTGGTGGCCATGGTCGCTGACCTGCCCTGGGGGCCGGTCAACTCGATCCAGACGATCACCACCCCCGGGGAGTTCTGGAGCGCCTTCTACCCCAACGCCTTCGGCGGAGGGGCCAAGGACTCGGTGACCTACCGGGCCATCCTGGCCCTGCTCAACAAGCCGATCTTCACCCGCGGCGGGCTGAAGGTGGTTCGGATCGCCGCGACCGACCAGGCCACGGCGAGCTTCACCTTCGAAGACGCGACCACCGCCGACTCGGTGACCGTGACGGCCAAGTACCCCGGCCTGCTCGGCGACCAGATCCAGGTCGCCTGGACGGCCAACGCCGACGACGCCGCCAAGCGGGACGCCACGGTCAGCATCGGCGCCGACTACTCGGCGACCTACGAGGCCGTCGCCGAGGTGGTCGGTGGGGCCTGCGTGGTCCACGATCCGGGCGACCCCTACGTGACCTTCGCCAAGGCCGGATCCGCGACGGCTGTGCCTGCCGCCATCGCCGCGACCGCCCTCGCCGGGGGGGACGACGGCACGGCGGTGGCCGCCGACTACGTCGGCACCAGCTCCAGCAACGTGGGGATCCGCCAGTTCTACGGCTCGAGCGTCAAGGTCTCGGTGCTGTTCGTGGCCGAGTGCCCCGAGGCCCTGAAGGCCGCGGTCAACACCGGCCTGAAGGCCTGGGCCACCGACACGGACAAGGGCGTGGCTGTGCTCTGCACGGTCGACGGCCAGGCCTCGGCCGACGCCATCACCTACATGAGCAGCTACCGGGACGACCGCCTCCAGTACACCTGGCCTCGGGTCAAGACCACCAACTTCTTCGACGCCGACGCGGCCGAGGTCGAGGTGGACGGCAACGCCTTCGCCGCGGCGCTCATCGCCAACGTCGATCCCTGGCTTTCCCCCGGCGGCGCCGGCAAGCGCCAGGGCGTCACCGACCTGCTCGTCGGGATCACCTCGCTGGAAGACGAGACCGCCAGCGACGCGACCCTGGCGGCGCTGAACGCGGCGGGCATCGCCCCCTGGTTCATGAGCAACAAGCTCGGGGCGATCATGCACCGGGCGGTCACGACCTCCATCACCGCGGGGCTGACCAAGCTCTTCCGTCGGCGAATGACCGACTACCTGCTGGACAGCATCGCCGAGTTCGCCGAGGAGTTCGTCGAGACGCCGCTGGACATCACCCTCGACGAGCAGGCCCTGGGCCCCAATACCAGCAGCTTCGTCGGAGCGGTGACCACCTTCCTGGAAGGCGAGAAGCAGGCCGTCCACATCGCGACCTACAGCGTGGACCCCTTCAGCGAGAACACCCAGCCGGACATCGACGCCGGCCGCTTCACCCTCGCCATCGCCGTCAAGCTGATCTCCATGATGGAGGAGATCGTCATCAAGGCCTCCATCGGCGAGACGGTCACGGTCTCCGAGAGCTGATCCCCTCCATCTGCAGGAGCCCCGCATGTCCACCGAGCTCGCGACCACCGGCAAGGACTCGACCATCGAGATCCTGCTGGCGGGCGCCCCCAAGGCCATCGCCGAGAAGGTCCGCGTCGAGGTCTCGCCCATCCGCGAGGTCACCCGCACGAAGCCGCTCGGCACCACCCGCACGCGCATCAACACCGAGCCCGCCGGCTGGAAGATCACCGTCGAGATCGAGCCCAACAACGCGGGCCACGACGAGCTGCTCGACCTGGTCATCGCGGGCGAGCTGCTGCGGGTCCCCGTGCCGATCAGCCTGGTCCACACCCGCAACTTCCGCGACCTGACCAAGAAGCGCTACCTCTACAGCAACGTCAAGCTGATCAGCTCGTCGGACAGCACCAAGCGGGCCGAGAACGACACGGTCCGCCTCGAGTTCGAGTCCGGCGACTCCCGGGTGGCGATGTGAGCCGCGCCCGCAGGGCCATCGAAGCCCGCTTCCCCCACGGGGGCCCGGTCGTCGTCCTGGGCGAGCTGCTGCCCCACGAGCTGTTGCAGGCGATGCAGGCCACCGGCGACGAGCGCACCCAGGTCGGCGGCGGCTACGCCGTCACCCGCGAGGCCCTGCGTCGCAGCATCCGGCGGGTAGACGGCAAGGAGGTCGGCTACACCGACCTGGTGGGCGAGGCCTGGCGGACCTTCTTCCCCCGGACCCGCCACACCCACCAGCTCAGCCGGGCATGGAGCACCTTGCACCACCCGGGCGGGCTGGAGATCGACGCCTTCCGCGCCTCCATGCAGGTCGACGTCGACGGCGAGCACGAGCGCTGGACGGCCACCCTGCCCGGCGGCCGCAAGGTCGTCATGGTCGAGGGCGACGAGCAGACCGTCGAGGAGATCCTCCGGGCCGTGGGCGGCCGCTCCCGCTCGGAGTCGGCCCAGAGCTGGGCGATGACCATGGACGGCTGCCGCCGGGCCCTGCGCCAGGTCGAGGACCGCCCCCTGACCGCCGAGGACCTGGGCGGCCGCAAGTGGGACGCGGTCTTCGGGGTCAAGGAGACCCTGCTCCTCGGGATCCTGTGGGGCGAGATCCACATGGGACACGAGGAGGTGGTCCTGGGGGAAGCGTCGCTCGCTGGTGGGACGCCGTAGCCTACGCCGCCCGCTACGGGCACCAGCCCATCAGCGAGATCAAGGGCCTCCCCGCGGGCGAGCTGCACGCCTTCAACGCCGCCGTCGGCCGCCTGGTCCGACGCGAGAACGACACCACCGCCGCGGACGACTGAGATGGCCGACGACTACGTGATTGTGGCCCGCATCGTGCTCAAGGACGAGTCGGGACCTGGGGTAGCCGGGGCCAAGAAGGGCCTCGCCGAGGTCGAGCGCCAGGCCGTCACGGTGGGCAACAACATGGGCCGGCAGCTGATGCAGGCCTTCGCCGGCTTCGGCAGCATGGCCAGTGTTGCTGCCGCCTCGCGCAGCATCGTCAAGATCAACAGCGAGATGGAGACGGCCACGGCGTCGATGGCCTCGCTGTTCACCGCTACCTTCGGAATGGACATGGTAGCCGGGCTCGAGCAGGCCCGCAGCGTGATGGCGGACCTGAACGCCGATGCAGCCAGCGGCGTCGGCGAGATGATGAACTACGCGGAAGCCTACCAGCTCCTGCTGAGCCCGGTCACGTCCGCGGGCGGAGACCTGGATCTCGTCCGCCGCCTGACGGCCCAGAGCCTGACGGCAGGCTTCGCCTTGCGGGGGCAGCAGGGCCTGGCGTTGGCGCCGATGGACATCACCCAGGCCCTGCAGCAGGGGGCCAACCAGCGGATCACACCGATCGCGTCGGCCGCGTTGAGGGCGGCGGACATCAGCGAAGAAGCGTTCAACGCGATGACTGTCGCGAACAAGATCGAGGCGTTGACCGAGGCCTTCGGCCGGTTCGACGCAGCGATCGAGATCATGGGTGGGACCTGGGATGCCCAGATGGCCACCCTGCAGGACGGCTTCAAGCAGCTGCTCCGCACGGCGACGACCCCGCTGTTCGACCGCTGGAGCGACCAGCTCAGCAAGGCCAACGGGTGGATGGAGGCCAACAACGATCTCCTGGCCAAGCAGGTCGACGTCTGGGGCGCCCGCCTGCTCTCCGTGTGGGACCACCTCATCGACAAGGCCGGGACCTACGCCGCCATCGTCGGCGGGGTCACCGTCGTGCAGGGCCTGGGCGGCGGCGGCAACCTCGCGGACATGGCAGGACGGGGCGCGGGGATGGTCCGAACGGGTGCAGGCGCGCTGCGCTCGGTGGCGGCCGACCCGTTCGGCATGGGAGCCATGATCAACGGCTCGCTGGGGCTGGCTGGCGGGTCCTCCGGGGTCGGTGGGATGCTCAGCCAGCTCGGAGTAGGCCTGCGCGGCTTGGCGGTGGGGGCCTCACGCCTGGCTTGGCCCATCGCGGCCATCACCGGTGGCTTCCTCGCTGTCCAGGGCGCCATGGTCGAGTTCCCCGCGGCCCTGGGATTCATGACCGACGCCTGGGGCACGGTGATGGTCTCCTTCGGGCAGCTCGGCGACGTGTTCGGCGAGCTCAACGCCGAGGGAAGCGCCCTCAGCGTCGTGGGCGCCGGGCTGCTCTATGCCCTCGGGGGGCTGGGCTACGCTGTCTCGTTCATCATCAAGGGGTTCACCACCCTGACCAAGATCCTCGGCCTGGCCATCCAGAACATCGGGCTGGGACTGCACGGTCTCTGGGCCCTGGCCAACGGTGACACGGCTGGCGCCAAGGGGATCTTCAACGACGCGGCGAAGAACGCCTACGTCGACATGCCCAGCGAGCTGTTCGACATGTGGACGAACTGGGGGCCGGCAACCCGTGAGGTCGACCGGCTCGGCTTCAGCGATGTGCCCCCGGTCGACCGCCTCGGCTACAGCGATGTGCCTGACACGCCCAAGGACACCCCCAAGCTCCCCCCACTGAACATCGGACCGGTCAAGATCGAGATCACCGCCGAGACGATGGAAGATCCGGCCCGGGTGGCGGTCACCATGGAGACCGTCCTGGGCCGGCTCTCCCGCCACCGGACCCAGGCCCGCCGCCCGGGGCTGCCCTACGCGTTCTGAGAGGTCGAGATGGCCGACGACGAAGGGCTCCCGGTCCTGATCCAGGAGCTGGAGGGCGCGCGCCGTGTGCTGCGGCTGGAGGACCACGATCTGCCCGAGCGGGGCGTGGAGATCGGCGGCGAGCTGCGCAGCGTGGTGACCTGGTACCCCGGCCGGTCCAGCGCCTCGGTCCAGGTGATGGGCACCCAGGAGGAGCCGATCACCCTTCAAGGCTGGTTCCGCGACGCGGACGCGCTGCTCGATGGCCACGCGATGGCAGCCTACCAGGCGGGCCGCGACCTCTGGCTGGGGCAGCGCCTGTGCCAGTTCGAATGGGGCGACCTGGTCCGGCGCGGGCGGATCAAGAAGTTCCACGGGACCTTCGACGGCACCAAGGACGTCCGCTACACCCTGGTCTTCCAGGTGGAAGAAGCCGACGAGGCCGTAATCGTGACCCGGGCCATCATCGCCGAGCCGGCCCCCTCGGGCTTCTCGCTGGCCGCCTTGCTGGACGCGCTGGACGCCATCAGCGAGGCCCTCAACACGGCGGCGGCGCTCTCCAACGCGGCCCAGGCGGTGGTCTGATGAGCGTCTCCACCGTCAACGCCGCCCTGGGGAGCTTGACCCAGACCGCGCAGGAGACGACCGCAGCGGTCGCCGGGGCCCTGCGCTCCGGCACCTACACCCCGCGCCAGGTCGGCCACCTGAGGGCCACCCTGCAAGGGCTCGCCGACGACGCCTGGGAGATCCGCCACGGGCTGGACGCCGGCGACGTGACCCGGTGGCAGCTCACCGACCGAGCTGACGACACGATCGCCCTGTGGACCTGGGAGCGCACGGTCCGCAAGCAGCTGGTCCGGTTCCAGGGCCAGGTCCGCAAGGTCGACGAGGTCGCCCTCCAGCTCTCGACGGGCCGGCGGCAGCAGACCCACATGGTGCGCTCGGGCGAGACCCTGCAGGCCCTCGCCGCCCGCTACCTGGGGGCCTGGACGGAGTGGCCCCGGATCGCCGAGGCCAACGGACTGGCGCCGGGGCAGCCGGCCAGCGGCACCGTCCTGGTGATCCCCGATCGGAGATAGCCCGTGGCCTGGTACCCTCGCGCCCGCGTCGTGCTCTCGGTGCTGCTGGAGGACTTCGGCGACGGCTCGACCTCCGAGGTGGTGAGCTTCGAGGCCGTACCCCGCGTGGTGGAGTGGGTCGGCAACACCGCCCGGCAGGCCGACACCTTTCGGGTCGAGCTGGACTACCGGGACCTGCCGCTGGATCCCCGGATGGCGAGGCTCATCCTGGTGACGGTCTACTGCGGCGACGTAGGCGAGCCCGACGGCGAGATCGACCTGGAGGGCGACCGGCACTTGCGGATGCTGGGCTACGTCGACGAGCCCGAGAGCACGATGGACGACAGCGGCGCGGTCGTGGTCCTGGAGGGGCGCGACTTCACCGCCCTGTTCCTCGACAAGAGGTGGACGGGGGGCGCCCTGGATGTCTCCCGCCCGCTCTCGGAGGTGGTGGCCGACATCCTGGACCAGACCTGGCCGAGCGGGGAGCTGAAGATCGAGTTCGCCGAGGGCACGGGCTCGACCGTGCTCAAGGACATCACCGGCAAGAAGCGATGGACCCCCAAGGAGGACGTCGACACCTGGACGGTGCTCAGCGACCTGCTGGCCGAGGTCAGCCTGGTCCCGGTGATCCGCCTGGACACGCTGTACGTGGCGCCCGCGGGGACCGTCAACAACCTGCGTCAGGCCGCCTTCCTCTACGGCGAGAACCTCTTGAAGTTGACCTTCCGTCGCGAGCTCAGCGGGCGGAAGACCGAGCAGGTCGAGCTTGTGACGTGGGACCCGCAGACCCGCGAGAGCCGGTCGGCGACCTGGCCCGCCGAGCCCATCGTGCTGACCAAGACGCTCAACAAGGACGGGAAGGTCTCCAATGTCACCAACGCCCCGGTGGCCCGGTTCACCCTGACCGGCTCCTACACCGTGGAGCAGCTCGAGCTGATGGCCTGGCACATCTGGGATGAGCGAGCCCGCCAGCAGCTCGAGGGCGAGCTGGAGACCCTGGACCTGGTCGACATCGAGCACGGCACCGCCCTGCCCGAGCTGACCAACGGGGACCGGGTGGTCGTCGAGTGGGGAACCCAGGTCCTCAGCTCCATCGAGGGCATGACCCCGGGGGAGGCGCTGATCCACCTCACCAGCGGCCCACGAGCGTTGACGCAATCGGTGGCCCTGGCGCTCATCGCCACCTACGCCAAGGCGGGGTCCCTGGCCTCGGAGTTCTACGTGCGATCGGCCCGCCACAGTTGGTCCCGAGACAAGGGCTACTCCCTGACCGTGGACTTCCAGAACGTGGTTGGAGCCGCGACATGAGGGACGCCAAGGGCCTCGCCGAGGCCATCGCCGACCTGGCCCGCGACGGCCGGGTGTGGGTCCACCTGGGCACCGTCCAGGCCATCGAGGAGCACGAGAGCTGGGGCTACCTGCTCGACGTCGCCTTGCAGCCCGGGGAGACCCTGGTGCAGTGCCGACCGGTCTGGGCCATGGGGGGCGCCCAGGGGGAGGGGTTCTATGCCCCCATCGCCGTCGACGACGAGGTGATCGTGCTCTGCCCGGGTGGAGACCTGAACCAGGCCCTGGCCTGGCCCGGCCCCCCCTCGGCGCCCTCCAAGCCCCCGGAGGGCTGGGCCAACGACCGCTTCAGCCTGGTCCACGAAGGCGGCCTCGAGGTGCGAACCACGCCGGCCGCCACCGTCGAGCCGGCCATGAAGGCCGAGACCTTCCAAGCCGACTTGTCGGCCTTCCTGTCGGCCTTCGACGAGTTCCTGGCGGCTCTCGGTTCTGCGACCGACCCGGCCGTTCTGGCTGCCGCGCCTGCCCTCCAGGTCGCCATAGCCGCCTTGCCTCTTCCCGGCTCGCTCGCCGCCGGCGGCTACTCGGCGCTGGCCCTCAAGACGGAGTAGCCGTGACCACCTCGATGGACGAGCGGCACTTCGGCCGAGACCTGTACCTGCCTGCCGATCCGGGAGGCCGTCTGCTGGTCACGCCCACGGGCGACCTGCAGACGGTCGCTGGCCGGTCCAACCTGGAGGCCGCCCTCCTTCGCCGACTGGTCGCCAGCCCGGGATCTCTCCTGCACCGCCCCGAGTACGGAGTGGGGGTCATGGACGTGCTGGAGACGGCCAACACCCCCGCGGCGCGGTCCCAGCTCGCCAACCTGGCCCGCCGCAACCTGTTGCGCGACCCCCGGATCAGCGAGGCGAAGGTCGGGGTGGCCCTGGGGCTGCCCGACGATCCCCGCCGCGTCGACGCGATCACGCTGACCGTCTCGGTCACGCTGCGCCGATCGGGCACCACTGAGCAGTTCGTCTTCGGCCTGGGGAGTTGACCGGTGCCCACCTTGCCCACCTTCGACGAGCTCTACCAGCAGGCCAAGGACGAGGTCCAGAGCCGCCAGCCCGAGCTGACCGACTGGACCGAAGGGTCCAACCTCGACGCCCTGGCGGGCGAGGGCGCCATCCTGGCGGACGAGGTTGCGTTGGTCCTGGTGAACCTGTTTCGTGCCCACTTCATCGACACGGCCGAGGGTGACGATCTCACAGCCCTGGTCAGCGACCGCTTCGGCCTGACCCGGAAGCCCGCCACGGCGGCGATCGGCACCGTGACCTTCACCCGCGGGTCCTCCTCGGGGACGTTGCTGATCCCCGCGGGCACCCAGGTGAGCGGCGAAGTCGACGGCGACGAGGTGACCTTCACCACCGACGCCGATGTCTACCTGGTCAGCGGGTCGATTGACGCAGAGGCGACCTGCACGGTCCTCGGGCGCGCGGGCAACGTCGCCGCAGGCATCATCGACACCATCGACTCGGTGATCGCGGGCGACCCCGACCTGACCGTCGAGAACGCCGACATCTTCGCCGGGGGCTCACCCGAAGAGACCGACCCCCGCCTGCGTGACCGAGCTCGACGCTACTTCCAGACCCTGCGGAAGGGCACGGTGGGCGCCCTGGAGGCAGGCGCGCTGGGCGTTGCGGGCGTCGAGTACGCCACGGTGGACGAGAGCCACTACGCCTGGGACGATGGGGGCTACGTCGAGATCTTCATCGGTGACCCCGATGCGTCCGCCAACGCAGACCTTGTCGCCGCTGTGTCCTTGGAGCTGGTGGAGTGGCGGGCCGCCGGCATCAAGCTGGTCGTCACCGCTGCCGAGCGGGAAGAGATCGCCCTGGAGGTCCAGGTCACGGCGCTTCGAGGCGCAGACCAGACGACGATCCGCGCCGCGGCGCGATCAGCTCTGCTGGCCTACATCAATGGCATCAACGACGACGGCGAGGTGATCGGCGGCCTCAAGGTGGGCGAGACCCTGCGGCTGAGTCAGCTCCAAGCGAGGGCCATCCGGGTGGCAGACGACGTCGTCGATGTCACCGTGCTCAGCCACAGCGCCGACATCGTGCCCTCGGCGCTGAACCACGCCATCCGGGTCACCGAGACGGGCCTGACCCTCTCCTTCGTCGAGGTCTGAGGTGGCACGCGACGTCGACACGCTGGTCGCTCAGATACGGCGCTGGTTGCCGCCTGGGTTCGTGGCCATGGAGCCCGTCCTGGCCGGCATGGTCGCCCCCCTGGCGCTCATGGAGGCCCAGGGGGAGGAGTTCGCCGACAGCGTCACCCTGGAGGGCGCCGAGGGGCCCTGGCTGAGCTTGCTGGCCCGCGGGTACGGGATCCGCCGCCAGGACCTGGAGGATGATCCCGCCGTCCGGACGCGCCTGCGCTCGCCCGAGGACCAGATCACCGGGCCGGCCATCCTGGCCCGGGTCAATGCCCTGCTGGAGCCCTACACGGCCGAGGAGGCCATCCTCGTCGAGTGGTGGGAGACCGGGGCGTACCTCGACTACAGCTACTACCTGGGCCTGGACAGCCGTCTCTCGGTGTCCTGGCACAGCTTCCTGGTCGTCATCCCGGATCTGGCCGAGTGGGAAGGTGCCTACCTCGACCATGGAATGTACCTCGACCTGCACAGCTACCTGGGCCGGCCGTCCCCATCGGTGCGGCAGCACATCGCCGAAGAGATCCACCGAATCCGCGCAGCCGGCGTTCGTGCCTGGCTGGCCATCACCTGAGGAGTTCTTGTGACCACCCGACCCCGCTTCGGCCCATATCGTCTGACCGAGCCCTACGAGCTGTGGGACGCGGAGGCACAGAACAAGGTCGGCCTGGCTGCCCTGCAGAGCCTCTTCCACCTGATGGCCGAGTTCTGCTATGACCCTCTTGCCGACGCGCCGATCAGCGGCTTCGCGGGGAACGGCTTCAAGGTCACCACGGGCGCCGGAGACCTGGGCATCGTCGTCGACGCAGGCTTCGGCATGGGAGTCGTGGCCGGCTCACCTGGCGAATGGGATGCGCACTACGCGCCGCTGGTGAAGACGAACGACACGCCGATCACTCTCGCGGCGCATGCCGCACAGGCTCGGATCGACCTGATTTGCGCCCGCGCCAGCACGGTCGACGACGAGTCCACCACCCGAACCGTCTGGGACACGGGCACAGGGACCAGCACGAGCGCGACCCTGGACACGCGCCGCCGCTACCAGGCAGAGATCCAGGTGGTCGAGGGTACCCCCGGCACCCCCCCCAGCGCACCCGCCACGCCTGCCGGGTGGATGGCGCTCGCCGAAGCCTTCGTGCCCGCGACCGCAGGCGCACGCACCCTGTTGGACCGGCGGTCCATCCTCCAGCTCGGGCAGCACTTCACCCACGGCCCCGACCGGCCCCACGCCGGCAACCACGTGATGCGCGACAGCTACGCCTCGGTGGTGGGCGAGCTGGAGGTTGCGCGGCTGGGGGCGGCGCCCAGCCTTCAGCTCCTCGTCCAGCCTGGCGAGTCCCACATCGAGGGACGACGCTACCGGTACTCGCGACCTACGACCCTGACCACGCTCCCCGACGGGGGAAACCCCCGCTGGGCGACCGTCTACTGCAACCAGGGCAACATCCAGATCATCCACGGCGCGCCCGCCGGGTCGCCGGTGAAGCCCGGCCTGATCGCTGGCCTGGGACAGATGCGCCTGGCCGACGTGTACCTCCCCGCGGCGGCCACCACCGTCGACCCCGCGGACATCGACGACGTCCGGCAGTTCGGTCACATCAAGGCGGAGCACATGCAGCCGGACTCGGTCGTCGAGGATGCGATCGTGGACGCCGCGGTGACCGAGTCCAAGCTGGGATTCACGACCCTCGTGCCCGACCTCACGGTCGGAGCCTTGGCCGCCGGAAAGATCCCCATCGACCTGGTGAGCAAGAACCTGGCCGGCGAAGTGGTGGGAAACAGCCAGTGGGTCGTGGAACTGTACGAAGAAGATGGCCAACTGGTCAGCGATGCGACCATCATTCTGGAGGAGACAGGGGCTGGTACCGAGTACACCACCTCCAGCGCCACCCATCCCCGGATGTACCTGGGCACCGACGCCAACGGCGAAGCACAGGTGAGCGTCTCGGAGGTCACCCGCACGGGTGCGTACAACATGTACGTGCGCTTCACTCCGATGAACGACATCGGTGTCAGCAAGATGGTCTTCATCGCCTTCACCTGATCCCCTGAAACATCACCAATCCCCCCTGGGCTCTCCCACCGTAGGGCCCCTGCGTCCGACGCGGGGGCGTGGACATCCTGTGGCTCTTCCCGCTCCCCACTTCGTCCTCGTGGCTGCTCCCGAAGAGCTGCTGAGCTCCTACGACCGCCGCGGCAGGGCGGGCGGGCCACGTGCCGAGCTGGTGCCCCTGCACACCCGAGCGACGGGCATGTGCCCGCCGTGGATGTTCGGCTCCCTGCGCCTGCTCCAGGCCAGAGCCACGGCGCGAGGTCTGGACCTGCGCTTCACCGAGCTCCAGCGAGCGGTCACGCTCCAGATGAAGGCCCGAGCGAGGTACCTGGCTGGCCAAGGCCCCAAGGCGGCCCCGCCTGGGCAGAGCGCGCACGGCTGGGGCGGTGCGCTCGACGCCCACACCGGCCCGCTGGCCGCCTCCGGCTGCACCCTGGCTGACTGGCACGAGCTACTCGCGGCCTCATCGATGCGGCCGATCATCCCGACCAACGCGCCGAGGGGGTGGGCGACCTCGGAGAGCTGGCACGCGGACTGCTGGGGCCCGCTGGAGGGCATCCGGCGGCGCGAGGGCTACAGCCAGGCGGCCATCGCCGGACACCTGCTCTGTGGGACGTGGGACCACCTGGTGACCGACTGGGGCGAGGAGCGGGTCACCGTCGCCGTGGTCCAGGCCGGGCTGCTCAGGGCCGGGTACTGCTGCGGCGCCATCGACGGCCAGCCGGGGCCCGCGACCTTCGCCGCGATCCGGTCGGCCGGGCTGCTGAACAGGGCCTGGATCACCATGGCTGAGGACTCCTACGCCCTCCCCACCCACCTCGGCGAGGACCACGTCCTTCGGAGCGCTGCATGATGTCCCGACCCAGCACCTGGGGCACCACCGCCACCCTCACCGAGGGCGGCGTCAGTCGCTCGGAGCGCATGGCCTACATCGGCGGCGCGCTCCTGGTCGCCTGTCTGGTCGCCCAGCTCCTCGGCGCGATGGTGCCGGCGGCGGCCTACTACTGCATCCTCGGTCTGTTCGGCGGCGGGGCCCTGGTGACCGGCGGCACCGCTGCGCTGGGCGCCAAGGCCCATGCCAGCCAGTACCAGGACCCGGCTGCCCGGCTGCCTGCGGCTGGCCCACGCTTCGGGCCCGACGCCCTCGACCCTGCCGACCGGATGCCCGGCAACCCTGCGGAGGTGGACTGATGTTTGGCTGGCCCTGGGTCCTCGCCCTCAATCCCTGGCTATTGCCCGTCGCCTACAGCTACGGCGCCCTCTGGCTGCTCCAGCAGCAGCTCCAGCCCCCGGCGAAGCGATGAGCCGCCGGACCTGGATCATCCTGGCGATCGCCATCAGCGTCGGACTGATCGCTCTGGGCGTCGCCCTCTGGCTGCTCGGCCGACAAGACGAGGCGGGCGCCGCGGTCGTGGCTGCTGCTGCGGGGGCTGTCGCCCTCGATGTCGCCCGACGGCAGGCCGCGGCAGCCCGAGAACAAGGTGAGGCCAACGCAGTCGAGCACGAGATCGCGGCCGAGGCCCACGAAGCCCGGGCCGAGGAGCTGGAGGAGGAGGCGGCTGAGGTCGAGGACAACACCCCGGGCGAGCTGGCCGGCTGGATCGAGGGACGGCGATGACTTCCCCGCGAGTGGTCGTGGTCGGCGACGAACTGGGTGAGAGGATCTTGCCCGCCAGGCTGCTGGCTATCCAGAAGACGATCGCCGAGGCCGGTTTCGGCGAGGTCGTGGTGGTCTCGTCGGACAACGTCCACGACCTCCGTGGGGCATGGGACAGGCCCACCGGCCACACCAGGGCAGCACACGAGGAGAGCATCCGGCGCTTCGCCGAGGAGGTGGGGCGAGCACCGAGGCAGGTCCCAGCGTCCGCCACGGATAGCCTCGGCTTCAACATGCCTCTCTCCATGCCGAAGCCGCCTCTCGGCTTCGGCTACGGCGAGCGCACCGACCGAGCAGCTCGTCGAGCTCGAGAGCGTGGCAGCGCGCTCGGGAGGCGCCGGTGACCCTCCTCCTCCTCTTCACCGCCCTCGCCGCGGAACCCTGCCCCGTTGTCGCGCAGGGGGCGCCCCTGCCACCCGGCACCGTAGAGTCCGGTCGACTCGCCTGCGATGGCGTCCTCGTCTCCACCTCCGACCTCGCCAGCCTCCGGGCCGACCTGCTCCAGGCCCAAGCCGCCGAGCAGCGCGCCCTCGCCGAACTGGAGCGTGAGCGGGCCAAGGTCGCCATCCTGGAAGGCGAGGTCGAGGCTGTCTCTGCCGAGCGCGACGGCGAGCACATCGCCCGGGTAGCTGCGCAGGCCGCCCTGGAGTCGCTGACCCGCACGCGCCCGCCGGTTCCGGGTTGGGTTGCCGTGGCGAGCGGGGCCGGGCTGGGGCTCGGGGCGTGCTGGCTGGCGCCGGGGGCTCCGCAGTGGCGATGAACGTGACCATTCGCGTTCGGCCGTCCCGCTGGCGCCTCGCAGCGTTTCGGGCCAGCATGTGGCTCGCCAGCTGCTCGCTGGGCTTGTTTGCCAGGGCGTGGTCGGTCGGCATCGGGGTCCTGCTGCCCGGCACGCGGCTGGAGCTGGAGTTGCGGGTGGACTGGTCCGAGACGCGAATCCGGGGCTGCAAGGTGGACCGGCGCGCGGACGGGGTGCGGAAGTGACCGTCATTGCCGCCGTCGTTGAGGACGGGATCGGCTGGCTCGCGCCGGGGGCGCCGCAGTGGCGCTGATACCGACAACAGGGCGGGGCTACGCCGTCTGCCTCCTGCTGGCCGTCCTCGTGATGGTGCCACGCGCCTGCGTGTCCGAGGCACGCGCCGCGACCGATGGCCTCACCTGGGAGCAGCTTGAGCGGCTGGTCCAGGTTCTGATCGGCGCGGTCGTTGCGGGCTTCAGCGGCTTCGTTGGGCTCGTCGCTGTGCTCGCGAAGTTCCTCAAGGGGCTGGGGGCGCGCCTCAAGGAGCTCGAGGCACAGCCCGAACCCAAGCGGCCGGCCACCCCCAGCGACGATGAGTCGTCACTCTCGGCCATGCCTTGGGCCACCGCCATCGCCGTTCGCGACCTGGAAGCCCGCCTGGGCCACAAGCTGCACGCGGTGGAGGTTGAGCGAGACGCCCAACATGATCGAGTGAACAAGGCGCTCACCGCCGACCTGGCCGACCGCCTGCGGCTCTGGGATGCGTTGGAGAAGCTCCGGACCGAGACCCAGACATCGGAGCGCGCCGCTCGGGATCGGGACCAGGCCCAAGCCGCAGATCTGGGCGAGATCAAGGGGCTGCTCAGGCAGCTCAACAAGGAGAGTCACCGATGAACCAGCAGCCCAGCCGGCAAGCGCTGATCCAGCGAGCCCTCACCCTCTGCAACGAGGCCGAGCGACGAGTGGCACCAGCCCGGCCGCAGCCGCAGCCGCAGCCTACCCCCTCGGCCGAGCCTTCACGCCGGGTCGATTCCCGCTTGGGGCGCGGCGCCAGCAGGTAGCCTCTTCGTGTCCCCGCGATGGGTCGCAATAGCCCCCTTTCGAGGAGCATGTGTCCCCGGCATTTCCGAATGATATCAGATTGTTACCCGCAACTCCTCAGAACCACTTG